TTGAGGCCTTCCTTGACCGTCTTGTCGCCGTCGACGATCTTGAACCGGCCGCCAGCGATGTGAACGGCCTTCAGACCTTCGACCGGAGCCTTGGCCTTCGCAGGAGCCTTGGCCTTCGCAGGAGCCTTGGCCTTGCGCTCGGCAACCTCGAAATGCTGGTTGGTGCTCAGCTTCTCGAGGAATGCCTCGTCTTCGATATCGACCGGCTGGCCGTCGAAGAAGGTATGGCCGCGCATCTCGGCCACACGTTCGTCGCCCTTCGGCGCGTTGTAGGTGACCTTCGTCATCAGATGGTCACCTCACTTCATGAAGCCGGTGAGATAGGCCGTAACCGTACCTGCAACAGCCGTTGCCGAGCCCGTGGCGAACTTCAGAGCGATGTCCGTGTCCGTCGTGAACTCGTAGTAGAGGCCCGTTGATGCAAGAGTGGTGGTCGAGCCACCGGCCTGGCCGATGTTCGATGCAGCCACGAAGCGGTCATCGTCGCCAGCGTCACCGAGCGTTACGGAAACGGTAGGCGTGCCGTTGGTGTCGATGTCGGTCAAGGCGAGATAGACGCCCGTCACGACAAAGCCCTTGGGAGCCTTCAAGACCTGCACTGTGTTGCCGGTTGCAGCGTCAGCCGCCACCAGCGCGAGAGGACCGCCCAGGGTCTTCATGGTTCGGGCAAAGCCCTGGTTACCCACCTGAGGCTGGGTATATGCCACACGATCAGCCATCGCCGATCTCCTTCATTGTTGATGGAAAAGGGAGAGAGCCGGCGCTAACCGGCTCCCGGCTGTTAAGCGTTGGCAACGCCGGAGACGAAGCCCGTGACCATGCCCCAATCGACGAGAGAGCCGAGGGTAGCGCCAGCACCGACAGAGAGCGGAGCCTTTGCAATCTTGGCCATGCCGTACTGCGCTTCGATACCCATGCCGGTCACGAAGTCGTAGTCGCCATCCTCGAGCTGGGTCGGACGCGGCATCTGGCCCAGTGCGTAGGCAAGAGCGCCCTGACCGCAGAGGAAGATCGGCTCGACGTCGATTGAGGATGCACCGACACCCTTGAGAAGCAGGCGCTGGGTGATTTCCGGGATTTCTTTGTAGATGATACCGTCGAAGACCAATTCGCCACCGGTAAAGATGGGGTTGTTCTTCGTCGGGTTGTTCTCACGAGCCCGTGCATCGCGGTTGGCCTGGTACATGACCGGGTCAGCCTTGAGGTCACGGAATGCACGAGAGCCGAGGAAGCAGACGTACCATTCCTGGTCGAGTTCCTCGATCATCCACGGATTGATCTTCGGACGGCCGTTGTAGACGCCGGGGTTGTTCGGGTCGACACCCGTAGCCTTGGCCTGATCCTTCAATAGGGAGCCGACAGCAGCCGTCATCTTGTCGGCGGTGGAATCGACGTTGGCCACAGCAGTCGCGAAGGTCGTGGAGTAGTTCGAGATCTGCGACCCGAATACAACACGGTCGTAGTTCGCGGTAACCCACGAGTTCTTGTTTGCGGCGGAAGCAGCAGACCACTTGATGCCGTTTACGCGGTTGCCCGGTGCGCTGAAGCGGCCTGACTGGATCGAAGACGTCGGGATGGACAGAAGAGTGTCCACGATGTCGTCACGCACGATGCGCTTGGACCAGCCGCGGAGAAGGCTTCGTGCCGTCGAGCGAATGCTGAAGGACGATTCCTTGTTCACGGCGCGGTTGTTGGCAACAGCGTTACGTGCCCAGTCTGCCCAGACCGGCATGCCGTAGCTGTCGATCTGCTCTTCGTTGCCTCGCAGCGTGCCGGCACCGACGCCATCGCCGCTCAACTGAGTGACGAGAGGGACACGGATTTCCTTGCCGTCTGCTTCGAGATCGGACATGCGGACGATGACAGAGGTGCTGTCGGCACCCATGTAGGGGTCGAACCGCGAAGACCGCAGGAAGTCGAAGGCGACGTCTGTGCGGAATTTGATCAGTTCGTTGTTCGGATGGTTCTGCGTGAGTGCCATTTGGCTCGCTCCAGAGTGCTGCCGAGGCGGACCTTATCCGCGGCGGCGTGACGTGACGGAATCGAACATCGCGCTGTCGCTCACATCACCCGCAGGCGCGGCGTTTGCACCGGCTGGGAGCTTAGAGAGAGATGGCGGGATGCTCGTGACGGGCTGTTGGCGAGATCCGGCGACAGGGGTTGCCGCTGCGCGGGCTCGTTCCATGGCCTGAGCCAGGAAAGCGGGGTCCGCCAGCTTCTTGTCGATTTCCGCCTGGAGCCATGCATCAGGATCGCTGCCCACACGGGCGAACGCCTGCTGCTGCTTGTGCCACTTCACCAGATTGTCGAACGGGTTTCCGCCCGCCGTGATCTGCTGGTGCAGAGCGCGGCCTTGTGGAGTGCCTGCCAGAGCGTTGGCGGCTTCCTTCGCGGCGTCGACGGCTTCCTGAGTGTGGATGCCTGCTGCTCTGGATTCCCAAAGCTCTTCCCGCAGTTCCTGAACGGTCTGCTGAACCGGGGTGAGTTGGGATTGCAGGTACTCGTCCGGGTTCTCGAAGATCGAGACCGGCTGCTTTTCCTGCTGTGGCTGCGGCGCTGGCTGGCGAATTGCCGTGACCATGCCGCGGAGTTCCGCAATCTCGCGTCGGAGGGCTTCAGCGTCTGCTTCTGCCGCCTGGCGCTTCTTGCGCTCGTCCTGAACCGCACTGACCGGGACGCCATTGCCGTTGCTGGCTGGCTGTTCCTGGCCCTGTGGCTGCGCTTCCGGTGTCGGGGTCTGCGGCTGCGTTGGTGTTTCCACCTGCTGGCTTGCAAAACGCCCGCTTTCGTCGCGCTGCTGCGATTGAGGCTGAGGAGTTGGCTCTTGCTGCTGTGGCTCCGGAGCGGAATTGCCCGAAGCGACGGAATCGAAAAGTTCACTGTCCGAAAGATCGGCCATTGTTGCATGTCTCCAATGTCGTGGGAGGTTTCACGAATCGCCCTTGAAGGTGGCGGCCCTAGATTTCGCCCGTCAGTCGGCGGCACTCTGCTGATGAACGGGGTCAGCGCCCGAGATCGCCCTTGAGGATGGCGGCTCCTTTATTGCGGTGTGTGGGATAGCTGGTCCCGGTGCATCGCAAATCTCTCTTGTCGACCAAGATCCGCCTCGCGCTGCTGATGCGCCATTTCGGCGGGCTTCAGCGCGGTCTCGACGCGGGTTCTCTCGGTCTCTGCAATCGTCTTGGCCGTGTTGGCATCCTTGTTGCGGATGTTGGCCAGCGTCTCTTCGGCGTCGAGCATCGTCGGTCCGGGAGCGCCCGGCTGCGGTTGCGTGGCTGCTCGCGCGTCGGCCATGGCCTTGATGGCCTGGGCTTCCTTCAGCTTTGCCGAGGCGACCGTTTCCTGAAGCTCTGCCTGTGCTCCGGCCTGTGCCAATGGATTCGGCTGCGCCTGCTCCTCGAGAGCGTCCAGCATCCGCTTCTTGGTCTTTCCTGGAAGCGGAGAGGCCTCGATGATCAGCTTTGGCGGGACCGGCTGGCCCTTCTCGCCCATCAGCGACAGGGTGTCATAGATGTCTTGCTGCTGGTTGATGGTGTCCGGGCCTTCATCGATGATGATGTCAACATCCAGAGCTCCCAGATCGTTGATCAGCGCCGGCAGACCGGTGTTTGGGTTGATCCCCGTCTGGTTGATGGCAATGAATTGCGCGACGTCGTCGTCATCGGTCACCCGAATCCAGCGCTCTGCCGTCCAATGAGACCGAACAGCACACCACGCGCCGCGGTAGACGCGAAGCTTCCAGTTCTTGAAGGCGCTAAGATACGGGCCCAGTTCGGCAATCCCGGCCTGCTGCTGGAACTGCATTGCCTTGCCGGATAGACGGTCAACGCCCTGCCCGATCAGAGCCGGGTTGAAGCCGTAGTTCTCGATCTCGTTCTTGGCGTCTTCGAGGAAAGCAATCTGACCCTGCAGCTCTGCGTTCTTGGCCGCATCGTCAAACTGAGGCGCTGTATCGCCCACATACTGGATTACGCCGTCGGGTCGTGCAGCCTCGCGGCGTTGCTCCTCGATATCGTTGCCGGTGTCCTTGCGGACAATCAGGCGACGGCTATTGAGGGTATGA